CCCGGCCCCCCCCCGCGGGGGGGGGGGGGGGGGGGGGGGGGGGGCGAAAGTCGGCCCCTCCGCGGCCAGGGACCGGCGGGTCATCACCGCGCGTGTGGCCGCGAAATTGGCGGAACTTTTTTTCGGAGGGGCGCATGGCCAGGGGACGGAAGCCGCAACCGGCCGCGGTCAAGGCGGCCAAGGGCAACCCGGGAAAGCGCCGGATCGGCGCGGATCCCGCGCCTCAAAGCGGGTCGGCGGCGACAGTCGCTGCGCCGAGCTGGCTGAAGGCCGAAGGCCTGGACACGTGGCGGCGGCTCGCGCCGCGGCTCGAGCAGCTGAAGCTGCTCACGGCTGCGGACTGCGAGACCTTCGGGCGCTACTGCCGCAATTTCGCCCGCTGGCTGAAGCTGCAGCGCGAGCTGGACGTCGAGGGCGAGACCTACGAGTCCGAAAGCGCGCACGGCAAGCTGAAGCGGGCGCACCCCGCCTTCCTGATCGCCGACCGTCTGGAGCGCCAGCTGCTGGCGACCGAGGATCGGTTCGGTCTAAACCCGGCCGAGCGCCAGCGGCTGTTCGCCGCCCGCGCCGCGAACCCCGATCCGGCGGGCGACCTGTTCGGCAAGCGGTCCGAGGACGATGCGGCGGCGAAGCCCGCAGCCGCGGCCAAGCCGGCGGCCGGCCCGATCGGGCTGCTGAACTGAGCCGAGCGTGTCCGAGTACCGGTATGACGAGCGCGCCGCCGACGCGGCGGTCGCGTTCTTCCAGGAGCACCTTCGGTTCACCGACGGCGAATGGGCGGGCCGCCCTTTCCGCCTCGAGCCCTGGCAGGAAAACGACATCATCCGCCCGCTGTTCGGGTGGAAGCGCGCCGACGGCACGCGGCGGTATCGCCGGGCGATCATCTGGGTGCCGCGGAAGAATGGGAAGACGGAACTCGCGGCCGGCGTCGCGCTGCTGACCCTGATCGGGGACGGCGAGCCGGGCGGGCAGGTGTTCTCGATCGCCAAAGACAAGGACCAGGCGAGCATCGTCTTCAAGAAGGCCGGGGCGATGGTGAACCTGTCGCCGGAGCTCGGCCGGCTGCTCGAGACCTACAAGACGTCGATCTACTGCCCCCAGCTGAACGGCGCCTTCAAGCCGCTGTCCGGCACGCCGGGCGGCAAGCACGGCCTCAGCATGAGCGGCCTGGTCGGCGACGAGATCCACGAATGGCCCGACGGCGACCTGTACGACTTCGTGCACCAGTCGTCCGGCGCCCGTCGCCAGCCGCTCGAGTTCCTGATCTCGACGGCCGGCGAGCACAAGACGTACGGCTGGGAGGTCTGGGACTACTGCCAGAAGCTGCTCGCGGGCGACATCGACGACCCCGACACCCTGGTGGTGGTCTACGCCGCCGCGCCTGACGACGACTGGACCCAGCCGGAGACCTGGCGAAAGGCCAATCCGAACCTCGGGGTCTCGGTCAAGCTCGAATACCTGGAGGCGGAGTGCCGCCGTGCGCGCGACCTCCCCCGGCTGGAGAACAACTTCAAGCGCTACCACCTGAACCTTTGGGTCGAGCAGGCGGTGCGCTGGATCCAAATGGAGCGCTGGGACGCCTGCGCCGGCGAGCACGACTGGCGCGAGCTGCCCGAGCGGCTGAAGGGCAAGCGGGCGTTCGCCGGCAACGACCTCAGCCAGACCATCGACCTGACCGCCACGGTGCTGGTGTTCCCGCCTCAGGAAGGGCTGGAGCGCTGGACGGTCCTCCCGCGATTCTACGTCCCCGAGGCGCGGGTCGCTGAGCGGGTGAAGCGCGACCGCGCCCCCTACGACAAGTGGGTGCGCGAGGGCGCGCTGGTCACGACCGAGGGCAACGTCGTCGACTACGACTTCGTCAAGGAACAGCACCGCCGGGACGCCGAGACGTACCAGCTGGTGAAGGTCGGCTTCGACCCCTGGAACGCCATGCAGCTGATGCTGCAGCTGCAGGGCGAGGGCATGCCGGTCGAACAGGTGCGGCAGGGCTACCTGACCCTGTCGGGACCGTCGAAAGAGCTGGAGCGCCTGCTGCTGGACGAGGACCTGGCGCACGGGGGCCACCCGGTGCTGCGCTGGTGCGCCCAGAACGTCGCGATCGAGACGGACGCGGCGGGCAACATAAAGCCGAGCAAGGCGAAATCGACCGAGCGCATCGACGGCATCGCCGCTCTGGTCACCGCCCTGGCGATGGCCACCGCGGACGGCGGTCCGCAGCGTTCGGTCTACGAGGAACGGGGGCTGCTGACGATCTGATGCGCCTGCCGTTCCTGACCTCCTCGTCGCGCTCCGAGCGCCCTCAGCCGTTGGTGCTGACCGATCCGGAACCCGGCGGTCGCGGCGGCCTGCACGGGCCCCGGGCCTCCGCCACCTACCGCGAGTTCGCGGGCGACGATCCGGAGCTGGCGCAGTTCCTGCGCGGCGAGGCGACCACGAGCTCCGGCGCCGTGGTCACGGCCGACGCGGCGATGCGGGTGGCGACGGTGTATCGCTGCGTCGCCATCGTCGCCGGCGCGATCGCCACCCTGCCGTGCCACGTCATGCGCGACGTGGACGGGGTGAAGCGGAAGGAAAAGACGCACGCGCTGTACCGGCTGATGAAGAAGCGGCCGAACCGGTGGCAGACCTCGTCCGAGTGGCGGAAGATGATGCAGGCGCACGCCCTGCTGCGCGGCAACGCCTATTCGGTGAAGGTTCGCTCGGGCAGCCGCGTGGTCGCCCTGCTGCCGCTCCACCCCGACCGGGTGACGGTGCACCAAGGGCCGGATTTGAGCCTGCTGTACGAGTACCAGCGCAAGAACGGAACCAAGGTCGTCTACACGGCCGACGAGATCTTCCACCTGCGCGACCTGACGACCGACGGCGTGGTCGGGATGTCCCGCATCGCCCTGGCGCGCGAAGCCCTCGGCCTGGCGCTGACGACCGAGAAATTCGGGGCCGCGGTGTTCAAGAACGGCGCCTATCCCGGCGCCGTGATCAAGATGCCGAACCAGCTGAGCCCCGAGGCCTTCGCGCGCCTGAAGGCGCAGGTCGAGGAGCATCGCGCGGGCCCGCACAACGCCGGCAAGACGATGATCTTCGAGGACGGCGCGGAGTGGAGCGCGCTCGAGTTCAGCGCCGAAGACGCCCAGTTCCTCGAGACGCGCAAGTTCCAACGCGGCGAGATCGCCACCTTCTTCGGCGTGCCGCCGCACCTGATCGGCGACACCGAGAAGTCGACCAGCTGGGGCAGCGGAATCGCCGAGCAGAACTTCGGCTTCCTGACCTTCACCCTGCTGGAGTGGATACGCGCCTGGGAAGACGCCTTCGACCGCGACCTGCTGACCGAGGCGGAGTCCGTCGCCGACGAGCTGTACCTGCACCTGAACGCCAAGGGCTGGCTGCGGGCCACGCCCGAAAAGCAGGCCCAGTACTACCAGGCCGCGCTCGGCAACGGCGGCACTCCCGCCTGGATGACCGTGGACGAGGTCCGCGGCTTCGAAGACCTGAACCCGATGGGCGGCGCGGCCGCCCTGCTGCAACCGACCGCGAACGCCGTTCGCCCCGCCGGAGAGCCCCGCGATGAGTCTGCGCAGTCTGCCTGAGGTCCGCGCCTTCGCGCCCATCCGCTCGCTGCAGTGGGACACGCGCGACGACGCCATGGCCCGCTGGGCGCCCGAGGTCCGCGCCGCCGAGGCCGGCCGCGAGGACGTCATCTCGATCTACGACGTGATCGGCGAGGACTTCTGGACGGGCGAGGGCTTCACCTCGAAGCGGCTGGCGGGCGCGCTGCGCTCGATCGGCGAGCGCGACGTGACCGTCAACATCAACAGCCCGGGCGGCGACTTCTTCGAAGGCGTGGCCATCTACAACCTGCTGCGCGAGCATCGCGGCCGGGTGACGGTGAAGGTGATGGGGCTGGCGGCCTCGGCCGCCTCCATCATCGCCATGGCCGGCGACGAGATCCTGATCGGCCGCGCGTCCTTCGTCATGATCCACAACGCCTGGGGCGTGTCGGTCGGCAACCGCCACGACCTGCGCTCGGCGGCGGACATGCTGGAGCCGTTCGACGACGCCATGGCCGACGTCTACGCGGCGCGCAGCGGCAAGCCGAAGGCCGAGATGGCCAAGCTGATGGACGCCGAGACCTGGTTCAACGGCGCCCAGGCGGTCGAGCGCGGCCTGGCCGACGGCTTCCTGTCCGAGGACGAGATCGCCGCCCAGCCGCAGCAGGCCCGCGCCGAGGCCGGCAGCCTGCGCACGATCGACCGAGCCCTGGCCAAGCAGGGCGTGACCCGCTCAGAGCGGCGCGCCCTGTTCGCCACCCTTCGACCCGGCACGCAAGACGCTGCCGAACCGGCCACGCGGGACGCTGGCCCCTCCGCCCTGGCCGCCGACCTCCGGCGGCTTCTCGACACCGTCAAGGGATGACCCCCATGAAAACTGAACTGCTCTCGACGTCCGGCATGGCCGGCGTCCGTCGCGGCCTGCAGGCCGTTCGCGCCGAAACCCCCGACATGGCCGAAATCCGCCGCCTGATCGGCGAGATCCAGTCGGCGCACAGCGAGTTCCGCACCGCCAACGATCAGCGCCTGGCGCAGATCGAGGCCCGCGGCGCCGCCGACCCGGTCACCACCCAGCAGGTGACCGCGATCAACACCCGCCTGGGCGAGTTGCAGGCCGCGCTCGACACGGCGAACCAGACGATCGCCGGTCTGCGCATGGGCGGCGGCGCGGGCGACACGTCCGACCCGGCCGTGCGCGAGCACCGCACCGCCTTCGCCGGCTACATGCGCGGCACGGTCGAGGCTCGCGGCTCGACCTATTCGGATCCGGACGGCGGCCTGCTGGTCGACCGCACGACCGAGAGCGGCATCGAGCGGATCCTGTCCACGACCGTCGCCATGCGCCGCCTGGCCCGGATCGTCGCGATCAGCGGCGCCAGCTACGTCCAGCACAAGGGGCTGGGGGGCGCGACCTCCGGCTGGGTCGGGGAGACGGAGACCGGCTCAGATCGCCCTGAAACGAACACCCCGAACCTCGCCAGCATCGAGTTCACCCCCGGCACCCTGTACGCCGAACCGGTGGCCACCAACGACCTGCTCGAAGACTCGGCGGTTTCGATCGAGGACTGGTACGCCGACGAGGTCGGGATCGAGTTCGGCGAGGAGGAGGCGGCGGCCTTCGTGTCCGGCAACGGCAAGAAGAAGCCGCGCGGCTTCCTGTCCTACGACACGGTCGCCAACGCCTCCTACGCCTGGGGCAAGATCGGCTTCGTCGTCACCGGCGGCGCGTCGGACTTCGCCGCCTCCAATCCGGGCGACGCGGTGATCACCCTGATCCACGCCCTGAAGGCCGGCTACCGGAACAACGCCCGGTTCCTGACCAACGACCTGACGCTGGCGGCGATCCGCAAGTGGAAGGACGGCGACGGCAACTACCTGTGGCAACCCTCGGCCCAGGCCGGCGTGCCGTCCACCCTGATGGGCTACGGCGTCGAGACCGACGACAACATGCCCGACATCGCCGCCGGGACCTTCCCGCTGGCCTTCGCCGACTGGCAGCGGGCCTACACCATCGTGGATCGTCGCGGCATCGCGGTGCTGCGGGACATCTACAAGACCCGCGGCCTGGTGCACCTGTACACCACCAAGCGGGTCGGCGGCGGCGTCTCGAACTTCGAGGCGATCAAGCTGATGAAGGTCGCCGCCTCCTAAGACCGAGGCGAACGCCGTTCGCTTTCCGGGCGGGCCCGCCGGCGCAGGGCCCGCCCCGTTTCTCGCGCCTTCCCTTTCCTGACCTGGAGACCGATCGCCATGCGCGACCTGTTCAACCACGTGCATCCGCTGCGGGCGATCAGCCCGGCGGCGGCGACGACCGACAACACCGCCTGGGTGTCCGAGATCATCGACACCCGCGGCTACGACAGCCTGACCTTCCTGATCGCCACGGGCAGCCTGGCGGACGCGGACGCCGCCTTCACCGTTCTGGTGGAGCACGGCGAGCAGTCGAACCTCTCTGACGCGGCCGCCGTGGCCGACGCCGCCCTGCTGGGCACCGAGGCCCTGGCGGGCTTTACCTTCGCCGACGACAACGAGACCCGGAAGATCGGCTACGTGGGCGACAAGCGCTACGTGCGCCTGACCATCACGCCGGCCG